GCGCTAATAGAAGAAATAAACTTCTATGACAATTTATTTTTACCTGTCTCTTCAGGTTGTGTGATTATTACAGATACAGCAAATCTATTAAAAGAACTGGCTCTTAATGTTGATGTTTTAAAATTTAATATAGAAAAGATTTCAGATAATGATGTAATGAGTTTTCAAAAAGCATTCGTTATCTACAGCATCACTGATCGAAAAAATCTAAACAATACGAGTGAAGTTTATGTATTGAATTTTGTTTCTGCTGAATATTTGTTTTCACGACAAAATATTACGAACAGAGGATTTAGTGGAAAATATTCCGATTTGGTAAAGAAGATACTTTCACAAGATTTGAAAGTGCCTAATGATAAAATTAGAAATATTGAAGAATCTAACCGATTTGTGCAAGTTACTGTTCCGAATATAACTCCTTTTGATGCTATTGAGTGGTGTTCAAAAAGGGCAATGAGTTCTAGAGATTTGCCTGAATTTTTATTTTTTTCAAATAGAGAAGGATACAATTTCACTACGTTGTCTAATTTAATGACAAAAGACACTATTCTAAAAATAAATTTTTCGCCAAAAAATTTAGAAGAAGATGATCAATGGGCAGAACTATCAAAAGCAAGAGGTTTAGAAGTTGAGAAACAAAGAGATATTATCGACAGAATTAATTCTGGTGTCGATTCGGGTGTAGTTCTTGGTTTTAATCCGCTGATGAGAACCTTCGGTTCTAAACCTGTCAGTGGTCAAGATGTTTATAATAAAGGACAACACGCAAATAAAGGTTCGGATTTTTTTACTTTAGTTAATCCAGATTCTACGACTAATCAAGTAACATATAATAGCAAACAAGTTTTGACTGCAAATTACTTTGAGGGTGTTGTAAAAAGTAAATATGTTAAAGAAAACGATCCTACTTTAGCATCAAAAACGGAAAGATATGAAGATGTTCTTCTTCAAAGAGGTCAAATAATTTCCAAACTAATGGAAAAAAGAATAAAAGTGGTTATGCCTGGTAATTTTCAACTGACATCAGGCGCTACCGTTGATTTAGATGCTCCTGGTTTTTCGATAAGAGAAAAGGGACAAGATCCGAGTCAAGATACGACACTGAGTGGTAAATATATTATTGTTGCTACAAGACACGTTTTAGGACTGAAGCGTTTTGTAACAATCATTGAATTGGCTACAGATTCGACGAATGATACCAGAAAGATAAAAACGTCAGCACAACAACTTGAAGCAATGAAAACTTATGATGAAATTAGAGGTGCAAGGTAATTAATGAACACTCAAAAAAATAATTTTGCTGGCAAAGATGGTTTTATTTGGTGGACTGGTGCAGTTGAAGACAGACAAGACCCACTCAAATTAGGCCGTTGTCGTGTTCGTTGTTTAGGTTGGCATTCAACCAATAAAATGGAATTGCCCACGAAATCTTTACCTTGGGCTATACCTAGTATACCAATTAATACACCAAATGTATATACTCCGCGTGAAGGTGATATGGTGTTTGGTTTTTTTCTTGACGGAGAAAATGCACAGCAACCTGTAATGCTAGGTAGTTTTCCAAATATACCAATTAAAGCACCAAATGCTCAACAACCATTTAATGATCCAAGAACAGGTGCAGAGTTGTCTGCGGCTCCAGTTAAGCCCTATGAATCGGCAACAAACTATCCACGCAAGTTAGATGAGCCGACAACATCACGACTTGCAAGAAATGATGTGAATTATCCATCAGAAATTGTAGCAGCAAAGAAAAGTAAGAGAGCAAGCAAAGTTGAACCTGCATCATACTATGCTGCAAAGTATCCATACAATAACGTGTATGAATCTGAGTCTGGTCATGCATTAGAATTCGATGATACAAAAGGCGCCGAACGTGTGCATCTTTATCATCGTTCTGGGTCATATACAGAATGGGGTCCTAATGGTGATAGAGCCGAGAGAATACAAAAAAATAAGTTCGAAGTTATAGTAGGTGATGAACAAGTTTATGTTAGAGGAAGTGTGAAAATTTTTGTTGATGGTGATTATGATTTGAATGTGACTGGAGATATTATCATTAACGGTAAGACAATTAATTTGAACTGATAGGAATAAACATGCCAGCAATTAGTAGAGTCGGAAAAGATAAACATATTGGTCACGCAAGCGCAACACCAAATCCATATCATCAAACGCCGTATGCTGAAGGATCATCTGATGTATTTGTTAATGGTGCGGCAGCAGTAAGATTTGGTGACAAAACTGCTTGTGGTGATCCCGCAACAGGTGCAAGTAGCACAGTGTTTGTCAATGGTATTGGAGTGCATAGAAAAGGAGACTCAACAGGAGGTCATGGTAGTTGGGTGCCAAATGCTTCGGTATCAGGTTCACCAAATGTGTTTGCGGGTGGGTAAATGGCAGATTTGGATCCATCAGGGTATACGTTCACAAGTCAACCTACGAAAAAAGAAACTGAAAGATTCGAATATGTTGCATTCGACTACATTGACAATAATCCAGGTTATGTAAGTTCAGCATTTAATGCATATATTGGCATCTATTGGGCTGATAATGGTGATACAAATAAACCGAACTAATAGAGTTTAAAAATGACGATAACATTAAGAAGCACAAAAGGAACAGCACTGACTTATCCTGAAATGGATGAGAATTTTACTGAATTGTATGAACCCATATTCAGATTGAATAAAAAAACAATTGAAGAGGATGTCACGTTGACGGATGATTATAATCGTATGTCAGTAGGACCAATTGAAATTGCAGATGGAGTAACTGTGACCATGGAAGATGGCGCTGTTTGGACAATTGTATGAGTACCTTAGTCTTACGCGGTCTGCAAGCACCAATCTCTTCAAATAATTTGATTACCGTTGGTGGCGGATCAAAAATTGTTTCTCCTGGTTCGATACTTCAGGTTGTTCATACTAGTAAGACAAATACTTTTACTGGAACATCCGTTGTTGATAATGGAGGATATTTTATTGATGTTACTGGTCTGTCAGCAACTATAACACCTGTGTTGTCTACAAGCAGAATATTAATTTTAACTCAATTATATGTTGGTTCACAAACAACGGGTTCCGGATATCAACAAACATATAGATTAAAGAAAACGGTTGGTGGAGTAACTTCTTTTCCAGTATTGGGAGATGCTGAAGGTGGTAGACCAAGAAGCACAGGAACAATTAATATGTATAACGTAGGGTCAGGTGCTTCACAATATAACATATCATCTTTGGCTGGAACACATCAAGATTCACCCGCTACTACTTCTGCTATTACATATCAAGTTCAATTGGGTGGCTATAGTTCTGCGCCAGCAGTTTTTCTAAACAGATCAGGAGCGTTTCAAGTTCTTGCAAATGACTATGATGCTGTGCCAGTGTCTACAATTACATTGATGGAGATAGCAGTATAATGGATATCACAAAAGCATTATTGAGTTTACGACCCAATTCGGCGTGGACAGTTGATGGTAATACTTATGATGGTATTACTTGGCTAGATACGATAAATCCACAACCCACCGAAGAAGAAATCTTGACAGAGGCATCTCGTTTACAAGCAGAATATGAGTCATTAGAGTATCAACGTCAGAGGGCAAAAAATTATCCACCAATAGAAGAACAATTGGATATGCTTTATTGGGATAAAGTAAATGCAACAAATAATTGGCAAACTGCCATAAGCACAATTAAAAATCAATTTCCTAAATCTAATAATACGTAATGAGCACCTTAAAACTGAATGCGCTACAATCTAGAAGTGGAAACGGAGATATTACCGTTGCCTCTGGAAGTAGACTTGTCGTTGCAGATTCATCTGGTTTTTCTGGTTATAATTCGGCAAATGGTTCTATTGTTCAAATGCAACACACATCTGTAATGCCGACAGCACACATTTCTACAGTCACAACGGCTGAAGCGTCAGTTGGACTTATTGCTGGTATTACTCCAAAATTTTCAACTAGCAGAATTCATGTTCGTTTTTATAGCACTATGGCTTTAGGTTCCGGCACAAGTCCACTGATTTTACTTTTATACAGGAGGATTAATGGTGGAGCTTTTACTGTTTTAACTCCATTCACAAACGCAGCAGTTCGTTACTCGTATGGTTGGACTTATATGTCAGGTGATAACTGGGGACCTATAAACAATACGTATATTGATCGTCCCGCGACAACAGGATTTGTTGAATATGTCGTGAACTACAGACTGATTAGTGGTTCTACAGTATCATATTTGGTGCATCAATATCAAGAATATGGTTATGAATTGACGGAGGTAGCATAATGAGTTCTGTTTTAGTCGTAGACAACATCACAAATTCTTCTGGTAATACGATAATTCAAAACGGCGTTTTTTCTGGATTCAGGCCTGGTTCGATTATCGAGTGTTTAACTGGACAATGTGATGGCTCCACAGTCACGGGAATTTCAGGTTCATACGTTTGGCCAAATATTACTGCTGTTCAATCAATC